CATTACTGGCTCCTAACATAGGTACTTGAAAAAAAGCCCCAGCATCGTCAGCTTCTTTCGCAAACGAGATGTGGCAGTGGTGGTTATGTTTGTTTGAGCCCTCGTACGGACGCCATGCCCAAGCCTTCTTGGCTGAGGCGATACGACCATCAAAGATAATGTAGGTAATTCTGCGTTCTTTTTTAGACTTGCATAAGAGACGAATCTGATCTGCAATATCTGGCATGAGGTCTGGCTTGCGCCGACCACTGACATCACGATCAACATCGATGGCACGAACCCAGCCATTAGCATCGGGATTATGATCGCTAGGGCGAGCTGCGTGTCGGGTATCACCGATCCAGCCATCCGATGTGCGGTCACGACTTGGGAATGAATCATCGAACTGTTCCCTAAGTTGTTGAGCAGCCTTACTTAATCTTGGCTTCATGGTGCAACAGGGAGTTCAATCTTTCGAGCGTCTGCATTACTGGCTGGAAGATCGCGTAGTGCTTGGCGATAAGTTGCCCATGCTGCTTTATCTACTGGTGCATCAGCAATCTGTGTCCAGTCTGTACGCGCTAGTTCACCATCGCGCCAATAACGCAAACGAGCCAAATAAATCTCATCTACTACTTCGTTATCGTTGCCCATGTTAGAAATAAACTTTGTCATTATGCCACCTCGAATACTATTAGACATTGAAAAGCTGTACCATCTGCGCCGGGATAGGTGTTGTCAAAATTGAGTACACCGAACTTTGTTGTACTTCTTAAATAAATTTGACCAGTATTTCCTGAGACTAAGGCTTCACGCCACATCCCGCTTGATGTTCCTGTGCTAGTAAATGGAGATGTTACTTCAATTACTCCTGCTGCTGTTCCATTTGTAGTGATATTTACTTGAAATCTTGCCACGCAAACTTTACCAATTCTCCTAAATCGTGCAGCAGAAACGTTTGCGGTAGTAAATGTTCCAGTAGCTGCGGTTAATACAGGAGTCCATGTCGCCCAAGCATCATTATCCCAGCCAAGACCATTAGCAACAGATGAGTCTGCTCTAAGCCATGCATAGTCTGTGCCAACGCCTTGACGAGCAAAAGCATCTGCGCCTGTTCCAACAATAAGATCACCCGCGGCGTCTATCGCTGTTGCCATTGAGTTAGTCACTGTTACTGCCCCTGATGTGCCACCGCCTGAAATACCAGTGCCAGCAGTCACTGCTGTAATGTCACCTACATCATTTGTGATCCAAGTAAAATCCATATTGGTGTTAGAAGTTTTAGACAAGATCTGTCCAGTAGTGCCACCAAGCAACTCTGCCATTGAAGTGTCAATAGCATCAACTGCTGTGCGAATAGCCAGTGCCCCATTTTTTACAAGGTCTGTGTTGTCTGGCTCTGGCCAGCTATAATTCGGGCTTGTTGCCATTTAGTTTAGTGCTCCTGTCGCGTTGTTCCAGATAAGTGTAGCATTTGTGGTTGCCCATGTGATTGTGGTAGGGATAACGGTATCCCACTGTGTCGTTGATAATGAGAACTCTGTAGCTGAGATGTAAAGGGTTAGATCAACAAAGGTAGGCGTTGCTCGCAAAGCGACATTCTCGACAAAGCCCTCAAAGGTTCCACCGAGCAGGTTGCTAGGCAGGTTATTGATAAGCACAGGCATACCAAAGAACACTGCAATTAGGCTGTTAAGCATGGCAGTAGGCATGTCTGGATTGTCTAGTCTGAAGGTAATGGCTCCCAGTGACCCCTTAGGCACTTGGCGCAGTCTTAACTCTCTAGTGGCAATATCAGTAATATCAGCTAAGTTCTTGATGTTAGATTCTGCCGACTTCTCAAAGAGTCCATAAGAGGCTATAGAGTCCGCGCTAGAGGTACTGTAGGTAGAGCCATAACCTGTGGAGTATTTGTAGATAAGGCTGTTACGCAACCTGCCAATCTGTGTAGTGGACTGGATAGAACTAGGCGATGCGAAAGAGCCATCTAAGAATGTATAGCCGTTAGCAGCCAAGTAGTTCGACCTGTGATCTGCATCGTCATAATTGACAAAGCCAGTCTTAGTCTCAAAAATCTGACCTAATGCGCTGTTAGCAATCTGATCTGCAAGGGTTTGAGACTTAGCCGTTGCACTAGCTGCTAGTGCAATCATCGTGTAGAAGCCTGTGTCCACTGTGCCTAGATAAGTCTCTGCATATTCCCAAGTGGTAGTAGGTGTGTATGTTGCCCATGTATCTGTTGGAGTTACTTCATCCCATGAGAACTGTAGATCCTCGCCAAGGATTGCACCGATCTGTGCGCCATCTAAGCCTTCTGCAATGGCTGTGTTATAGACAGCCTTAGTAAGTTTAGATAACGCACCTACTCCAAGAATTGTGCCGTAGGTAATAAAGCCTGATTCTTCTGGGCTTCTAACTCCCACATTGAAGTCTGATACTTCTCCAGCAAAGACTGTGACATAAGTGCCAGAGCCGTTCTTTAGTTCTAGGCTTATCTGCTCTGTGACATTGACTGTGAAGGCTGCTCCAGTCGTGTTGATTATTTCTACTTGGCAGTAACTTGCAGTTGGCTGGCGATCAATATCTAAGCGACCAGATGCAAAGGAAACAGAGGTAACAGTCGTATAGACATCATCACCTACTGTAACTCTCCACTCTGGGTACCAAGTCATTAACTAGCTCGCAAAGTTCCACGATCGACTGCCCCACGAACTACATTTTCAATGGCTTCTGCAATGGCGTTAGGGTCTCCGATGCCTGTATTGACTGTAATGTTCACTGTGCCGTTATTTGTATCTGCTCCAGGAAAACCGCTAGAAGCATAAGCACCTGCACTGGTTGAACCGCCTACAACTCCACCTGTACCAGCGACAACAGGCACAAAGCTGCCTGCAACCAGAAGTGCATTAACTTCGGCATTAGTGAGTAGTTTCTTAATTGTTTCAGTTGGTGTTGGTGTTGCTATTGTTGTTGTTGCGCCGAATCCAGCAGCAATAAGTTTTAACTTAGCAATAGCCTCATCAAGGTTAGTAAGGTTGATTAAATCCTTAGGAACGATATCTTCAAGGATAGATTTAATGTCTTTTAGTTTTAGATCTTGACCTGTCAAAGCACCAAGGATTTTAAGGTCTGCATTAAGTTTGTTAGTTGCAGCAATAATTGACTGCTCATCCTTAGAAGCAATGGCATCCTCTAGGGCGATAATGTCCTGCTTGACTCGTAGTCGAGCAAGGTCTCCAGTAATGCCTAAAAGTTGAGCCTGTGAGGTTGCTTTGCCTATCTGCTCGACTGCACTCTTTTCAGCTGCTAGAAGTTGGATCTTCTCCATGTCAAAGACATCTGTGCCTTTGCCAAGTGCTAGTTCTGCCTTAGCAATTGCAGCCTTGCTCTTGTCTGCAAGGACTTGCTTACTCTTTGCTTTAAGTAATTCTTGATTGCGCTTTAGTGCTGCTGCTTCTAATTTAGCCAGTGCCTTCTGCTGTTGCACCTGTGTAAGGGTGAGCTTGTTTTCTTCCTGCTTGACAGTTGTTGGAAGATTGATTCCTATTTGCTTGCCAGCAAAACCACCAAAGATCTGGCTTGGCAGATTCTTTAGATTCTTGATAAGAGTTGGGATTACACCAACAGTTCGACCTGCTGCCCCTGTTACCTTAGCCAGTGCTGTTGCAATGGACTCAATAACATATGCCGCATCGCTGGCTTCTGTGCCTCCACCGATAGCAGCAAAGGCATCGACTAACCCTCCGCCAATAATCTCTGAAGCGTTGCCTGTGGCAATACCTAAGACATCCATTGAGTAAGCAGTCGAACCTAGATAGTCCTCGGCTGATCCAGCAGAACGCTTTAACAGAACTCCAAGAATCTGGTTAAATGACATCGATGCAAGCTCTGCCTTGCTAAGTCCTGAATTGTATTTGGTCAGACCTTTAGTAACTCCTACATAACCTCTAGCAAGGTCGTTAGTTACTGTGCCAAGATCAATGCCAGAGGCTCGGCTAATCGTAAGGGCATCGTTGAGAAGTTTCTGTGACTGGGTCAATGAGCCAGTAGTAGTAAGCAAAGACTGAAACGCTGGACGGAGAACATCATCTGCAATGGCTGCTGACTTTTCTAAGTTGGCAATGTAATCCGCAATCTCTGGGTTAGCAAAGCCAATGCCTAAGTTCTCTACTGCTCTGTTAAGTCTAAGGGCTGCTGCTTCATCTTGGGCAAAGGCTTTAACCGCTGCCTTGCCGTAAGCAACGACTGCACGAGTACCATAAGCCAGACCTACTGCTCCAGCTAGTTTCTTAACATTGCCAGTTAGTTTCTGTGTTGCTGTTTCTGCTTGCTTAAATGCTTTCTTGCCAGTGAACTCGGCTGCAATATCTATCTTTACATCTGCTGCCATTATCGTCCTCCTACTGACAAACCGCTGCCACTACCTTTAGCGACAACTTTCTCAAAGTTACTCTTAGAGTTTTCAATAGCCTTAATTACAGCAGCTGTAGTTCTGCCCTGATCTTCAGCAAAAGCTCTAAAGATCGCTCTACCTTTCATCTTCTGACTAGAGCGACCTACTGCTCCTTCTTTGCGAACATAAGCATTAACGATTTGACCACCCATTGCATCGATAAATTGTTGCCCTGCATTAGGGTTATTACTTTTACCATAGCCTTTACCTGTGCTGGTCATGTAACGCTCTTCCCCAGCACCTGTATCTTTTCTCATTGTAGGAATGACTACTTCACGCATCTTGGCTTGTGGTCTGCCTTGTGGATTCTTGCGACCAGCAGTCTCATAGATTGCTCCAGCAGCTGAGGCATTCTGGATTCTTACTAATGATGTGAAACCAGAACGATTTGGCTTAGATGGCGTTGTCTTATAACCAATGCCACGCTTGGCATCTGCAGCCGACCAAACACGCTTAGACCAAGCACCTTTTTGATTGCTATCTGCCCAGCCACTCAGCGGAGCTGAGGAAGGAATAAAGCCACGCGCCTTAGCAGTAATAGGCTTTAGGATTGCGCCCAGTTCCTTCTGTGTTTCTTTGGCAAGTTCTGGCGTAAAATTGCGGAGGGCTTTGCGGAGTTCAACTCCGCCCTTTACGCTTGCTGGCATCGCTGACCTCCTTCGCTTCATCTCTGAGACCTTGCATCAATGCATCTAGCATGGTCTTATCTAGTTCTAACAATTGCTGTGGCGCAATCCCCAACCTAATGCTTAGCCTAGCGATTAGATAGGTGAATGGAAGATCGCGCTTTAAGCTAAAGGGTCTGAGTCAAGCACCTCAACACTTTTAAGTGTCTCGATAAACTCAATCCCGAAAGGCTTAACAGTTTCACCTGACCTGCGAGTGACTTCCCATGCCAGCCAATAAACATCGCTTTGCTTTTCCTCATCGCGAAAAGCCTTGTGGAAACCCTTTTTAGCGTATTGCTCAAACGAATACTCCACTGCTGGAGTGATCTCTCCTTCTAACACGCTTCCATCTGTACGAACGATCTTTAGTCTTGCCATGGTTAGCCCCTTTGTTTAGTTGTTTAGAATGTGCCTGATGTGGCTACTGCAACTGTTGAGTTAGCAGTGAATGTGATTGACTGAGTACCGATATCGCCTACAGCACCATTGATGTCTGTGGTGTTGTTGACTAGCAATGAAACAGTATAAAGAGGGTTAGTCGCTGAGACTATTGTTCCCTTTGTCTGTAGGAATACTGCTGTGATTGTTGTACCCCATGCAGCCTGCAATGTTGCAAGAACATTTGCTGATGCTGTGTCATTGAGGAAGTCGATTGTGACAGTAGATGATTCCAAGCCTTTAACGAACTTGTGTGATGAATCACCCATTGCTGTTACTTCGAGTTCATCGAATACGCGGTTGATTGTTACTGCCGTTACATGGTCAGAAAGATCAACAGTGTTAATCTTCACGCCGACCTGATTATTTAGAAATACAGCCATGAGATTATTCCTCGTCTTTCTTGTTAGATGCTGGCTTTGATGGTGTTGGTGCTACCTGTCCGATCTTGATCAGAAAGGCTTCATTCTCTTTTTCCCAATCGGACATGCTTAACTCCAACTCGTTAGGATTGATACAGACATCTCGCAGCTGAGTAGGTCACCCGATGCAGCGTTGAGAATACTTGGTGCGCTTATCGCACTTACATTATAGACCAGAGATGATGCTGCTAACTTAGCGAACACACCACATACAGAATCTTCAATGCCGTTAAGGTTGCCTTCATTGTCAAACAAAGGCACTGTAATAATAATCTTAAAGTTAGCCATAGGGCTGATAGTGATGTGCTGATTGTTGCTAGGTGTTAAATAAGGATCATCTGGAGATACGATCACAGAGTTAGCAAGAACGGTGGCAGGAGGAAAAGCAAAAGTTTGATATTTAGTATTATCTACTAG